AGTCGAACCCGGCTGGGCTTCCAGCTTCGGCGACGTGTACTTTGCCGCCTCGCTTTCAACGGGATTACCGCTCCCGCTGTCACCATGTTTTGTTCTACGAGCGGGCGAGGAGGATCGAACTCCCGACAACCAGATTGGAAATCTGGCGTTCTACCGCTGAACTACACCCGCATCATTCACGGCAGTATTAACCCAGAAGTTAATACTGTCAAGAGAATTCTTCGCGGACGGCAGGACTTGAACCCGCATAGAACCGTTTAGAAGACGGTTGCCTGATCCGTTAGGCTACGCCCGCACGGCCGCAACGACAGATGCAGGAACTTGTTTGGCAGCCAATCGAGGGAGACCGGCCAAGCTCCTGCATCCTCGAAAGCACACGCTTCCGATTTGTCGCTGCGGCCCTGCCAACTGATGGACCAGCGGACATACGATAGTCCGGTCTCAACCGTTCTCCGCACAAGTCACTACATGCGTAGTCGGCCCTTTGATCTCGAATTGCCGACGCCGACCGACCGGCTTCGGTTCTTCCAGCCCTGCTTTCTTACACCCTTTGGTAGCCGGGGCGGCACCCTTGGGTCGTCCTGCTCAATTACGCCCTCTCCTCACGTCGCAGGCGGAGATGAAGGAAGACGAGCGGCTTACGCCGCCAACCGAACTTGACGCTCGGCAGTTTACTTTTGCCCGGTGTTTTACGAGGCCGCCGGACCACCTCGGCACGCGACTTGTACTTCCTCCGTTTGATCGATCCCTGTCTGGCCCGTTCTCCGCTTAAACAGTATACGCGGTGTTCAGTCGCGGACGCACTCCGGCACCGCACACGAACAATTTAACCCGCGAGAACCATATGGTCAAGCAGGAAAATAAAAATTACATTCTTGAGTTCTCGTCCTTCGACAAGACTCTCATGGCCCGATACGTTCTCTCCGACAGGGACGGCAACCTCGCCTTCATCCGGGCGGCCACGATCATGCTGGGGGCCTGCGGACGCGACGAGATGTGGAGGAACGGAATCTGGCGGATGGTGAAGCCCAACGGCTCGGCGTTCACGATGCGTCCGGCTACTGCCGGAACTCGTGCCATTTTGGAAGAGGAACGAACCGCCGCGTCACAGGCTCAACAGGGAGATCGTTCGTCCACCCAAGGCGGTTGAAGAACCTTTGAAGGTCGTCGTCGTGGGCATCGAGGCAGACTTCGATGGACCGCCAGTTGTCGCGGGGGTTCTTGAGGACGTACTCCATCAAGGTCTTGCCCACCCCGAGTCCCCTGTACTTGTACGCCGTGCAGACCGCATCAAGCATTCCCCAAGTGACGTGATCGAAGACAAGGACGAAGCCGGCCGGGCGTCCCATCGCCTCGGCGACCATCAACATGCAGCGGTCCTTGTTGGCGATGTAGTCGGAGAAGTCCTCGACCGTGTGCGAACACTTGCGGTCGCGGTCGTCGTTCCGATGCTGGTAGATCAGGTAGATCGCCTCGGCCTCTTCCGGCGTCGCCCTGCGGATGAACACCGAAGCGAAGTCGAACTTCGCCGGTTCAATCACATCTTCGTTTTCCTCCGGCTCAACCGGGTCGGGAGGGGGAATGTCAAAGGGGTTCCTGCGGGGACGCGGAGGCGGAGGAGGGGGCGGAGTTCTTTTCGGGGAGATCATGGACGCGGACCTCAACGGAACGATCACACAATTCCCGTTCGATGAGCTTTTCGACTGCATCCCAGCTTCCTCCGCCGAGTCCGCAGCCGATTCTGGGGCAGCAGACTTCCGCCTTGGTGTTCAAAGCCTCGTTGGCAACGGCAGACAGACAGAGCTTCAAGGCCGTGTAGTTGACGGCGACCGGCTTGTACAGCCCGGCGTAACCGTCCTGAGCCAGCATGTTCGCCACAACCAACCTTGGAGCGGCTCCGCCGGCCGGGATGAACTGCACCCGGCCAAGCTTGAACGGAGGTTCCTGTTCAGGATCAAAGCGTTTCGAGTACCACTTTCTGTATTCCCGTTCCGGGAACGGCCATCGAGCCGAGACCGCCTTGGTGAACCCGGCACCCCAGCCTCCGGCCGTGTTGACGACGTGCATGAGGATGGTCGGACGCTCGCCGCTCTGATCCGTGGCGTCACCGATGATGTACCGGATGCTTTTTGTCATGCCAGTTCTCGTTCACAACCGCCGGGTAGACGCCGACCGGCGGACGGAACAACAACGAAGGACGCAGATGAAGCGTGTCCTTGCCCGGTCGCCCGGTGTCGTTCAAGACGCCCTCGTTGATCAGTCGATGCTGGTCGGCCCATCCATCCACGTAAAAGGTGTGGAGCTTCTTGAACTTCTCCTCCTCGGTCTTGGCGTCCTCTTCCGGATTGCTCAGAACAACGTAGAACGAATCTTCGACCTCGTAGTCGCGGACCTTCTCTTCCAGAATATCAAAATGCCGCTTGCCGGTCTTCGGACGAAGAAGGAGTCCGCCTTCAGTCAGGCCCCGATGTCGTGTCTGTTTGATCTCAATCGGCCTCGCCAAGCCGGTCCACTCCGGCAACAGGTCTGCACCGCGATTCGGCTTTCCCGATCTCAGGTATTCACCGAAAGCAGCGGGGCACCACAGACAACAACCGGCGAGTTCAGCCGCCCTGCCCTGATAGGAGACATCCTCCTCACTCATGTTCTCGGCCTGCTTGACGGTTCCGACGACGCCGGCCGCATGAAGGCTGCCCATCAACCTCACCTGACCGGCGATGATCTCACTGAGATTCCAGACGCCGATCTTCGCAGGAAGATCGCCGCACCTCGGGCACAAAAGCCTTCGTGCCTTGGGAAGCTCGATCTCCGTTTCCAACCGGCAGGACCGACTGCGGCAGCGTAACCAGACCTTCACTTTGAGTTCTCCTGTTGATGGCCGAACATCCGGCAGCAAATCAGGTGGGCGGCGGAAAGGTACGCGGCCAGCTTTCCGGGCTTCTCGGTGTCGCGGTACGGACTCCACCCTCCGTGGGCCAGCAACACGGCGTTCTCAAGATCGGGAGTCATGATGTCCGAGAAGATGTCGAGGATTTGCTGTTGCGGCAGACATCCCCGAATCAGCTTGTACTCCTCGTTCTTCTCCCACTTTCCGTCCTTGGCCGGTTTGTAGGAACATGTTTTGTAGAGGTCGCACAAGTAAGCGGAAAATACGATGTCGTCGATGGAGCAGGTCTTCTGCACCATGAGAACCGTCAGCATGTATTCGATCAAATGGTGAATCAGGTTGAACAGCCCGCCGGTCCACGAATACTGCCCGCCAATAGAACCCGGAGCGATGAACAGGGACTTGATGAACCCGGTCTGCCACAGCTTCCAACAGAAGCCGGAGAACCTCGGGCTGTCGGCGACCAGATTGAGGTGCCCGAGAAACACGGCCAAAACGGAGGGAGGCATCCCGGCCGGCACGAGTTCCGGCGACAGCTTTTCAATGTGGTCGGCCGTGGTCGGCGACTTGCTGCGGATCAATTCCGCAATCCGGGCGACGATGGCGGATGCCGCCTGTTTGTTCGTGCTTCTCTTGGACTTGCCGGGGAGGGCCTTGCTGATCGCCTCCCGTGCCGCAAAAACATAGCAGTTGTAGTCGCTGTACTTGCCGACGACGGGAATGGATGAACCATCCTCCAACAGGATCGTCTCGTTGCATTCATTGTGTTCCTGCGTCGGCCCGTATACGATTCGGAACCTTCCGAGAACGTCGAAGATGAACCGGCGGCAGTTGTTGGGGGAAGACAGACTTTTGAAATGCTCGATGATCGGACCCTCGACCGGGATGGGCCTCGTATTACCGCTCTGATCCACGCCGAGAATGACGGGGTTCCACCCGGACCAACGGTTGATCACGTCGGCCAGATGATTGTCGTCCATGCCGGAGTAGAGTTCAAGCTGTTGACGACTGACCAACTTCCGATCCATGACCCCGGCCCTCTCAGAACCTCGGTCCCGTATCTTCCTCGAACATGACGATCTTTCGCGGCCTCTCCTGCATCTTGATCAGTTCCATCGCCCGGACGCAGGCGTCCGCAGTCGAGAGGCGGTGACCGGAGGGCGACTTCCAGATTTCCACGATCATCTGTTCGCCCTTCTTCTTCAGCTTCCGCTCTTCCACGGTGTAGTTGTTCCTCGTGAGAATCCGGCGGTGAGCTTCAATCACCTTGTCCCTCAACGGCTTGGTCTCCTTGTTCTCCGGCATTGACGACTCCTTCGATCCGGTCGGGATCGTTGAAGAAAGCCACACGAACGGATTCGCACCAGCGAATCACGAAACCGGCCTCGCCGAGACGTTCAACATGCTCGGCCAGACGCTTCTCGATGCGGGACACCCACCAGTAGAACACCATCCACGGCACAAGTTTCCGTATCAGCCACGGGATGTCCTCGGTGATCAGATCGTCGGAAGAACCGACGGCGGCGACGCACCACTTGCCGTCTCCCGCCATGACTTCCAGAGCCACGGCTCCCCGGTCCAGATAGCAGGCGGTTCGGAAGGCCCGCGTCTTTCTGTTCTTCCCCTGATAAATGATGCTGACGGAACGGATGCGGTCTCCTTTCCTTCCCAGAAGAACGGGATTGTGAACAGTGACAGACATCTGTACCACCATCACCAAGGCAACGGCAGCACACCAGTCATCAGTGAGGTGCAAGCACCGACCGCCAGAACCATCAGAATCAATGCCGCAGTCAACCATCGGCATCGGCGTTGCAAACGAATGCTCTCATCCAGCCAACGCTCGGCGGACTTTCTCAGGGCCTGCTCGTGTGGGCTTTCACCACCGGGACGCGGCCACGGAATGACGGGCTGCACAGCGAAAAGAAGAGCAGGAATCATGTTTTTGCCTTGTCCTCAAGAGCCAGCCGCAGCAAGACCAAGTAGCCGATCAGGTCTTGCAGACTATCCTCACCGAACGCTCCCGGAGCGTTCTTGATCCGTGAGAGCTTGTCATCGATGCGGACTCCGAGGCTGACAATCGGGTCACCGGGTCCGAAGACAGCCATCGGGTGGAGGGCACTGTCTCCGTAAGAACGATTCTTCGCCACGAGCATCTCGGCGATCTTGTTGCACTGCGACCGGATGCGTTCCTCGGTGGTCATCGTTTTCCGTTTCCTTGCGTTTGCGGCAGCAGGATGGCCGTCACACCAAGGACACGCCGCAGCGGGTACGTCGGCCCCGCGTTGGTGACATCCGGGTTGACAGGGACGAACCTCTCACCCTGCGGCGTGGTCCAGCCTGAGATGCTTCCAGTGGACTCGCCCGGTATTGGCGTCAGAACGACTTCTCTGTTTCCTGTGGGTGCCACTGGGTCTCCTCAGTCGGCCACACCGATCTTCTTGAGCATGGCCAGAATCTCAGCGGACTTGTCGGATCGGGATATCGTTCCGCGAAACGCGGAAAACTCACGAGACTTCGGTTCACGTTCCGACCACTTGGCCATGATCAGCTTGGCCATCTGCTTTGCGATGTCCTGCCCGATCTTCCCGTCGTCGAGAAAACAATCAATCGCCAGCAGGAACAGGTACAGGGACTTGTCGTTGTCTCCGAGCTTGTCGTAGGAGTTGGTGACGATGTTGGAGTACGAGCCGGAAAAGGAACCTCCCACCGGCAACGCCGCCAGTTGGGCCGACACGGATGCAGCCATGCTGTTCTGGTCCGACGTGGCCATCGGAGGCGGGGTGATGCACGGCCGGCTCCAAAAGCAGCCAGAGACCAAGAACGCCAACAGCAACGTGAGATGTTTCATCCTTTGGTCTCCTTGGCGTCCTCGGTGTCCTCAATTACCTCGGCGGCTGACCATCCATCCGCCGACGCGAGAATTGGATGACGCGGTCCATGTTCTCGTCGTTGAGCCGCTGGAAGGAGTGGAACAACTCCTGAATCTTCGTTCGACGTTTCCGGTTGGTGACGGTCACGACCGTCGCCGGGAACTCGGCACAGGCAGGTTCGTGGGCAGGCATACCCACACCGGTGATCGGCTTTTGGCAGTGAGGGCACACCCCGCTGCAACACGGAACGAAGTGCAGGATGTCCGGGTTCTCGTGACACTTGCAGTCGCAGACGCCTCCCGGAGGCGGAGTCGGATCAGCCATGTCGGTCCTCGTTGTGGTGGGCCTTTTTCCTCGGAGGGGGCGGGGGCGGCGGAGTCGTGCGGGCCTTGCCGACCGTCTCCCGCTGCTTCTTCTCCTCTTCCTTCTTGTCGGCGATCTCCCGCTTCTTCCTGATTTCCTTGCCGGCCTGCTTTCTGACTTCCTCGCCGATCTTGGCGACCAAAGGCAGCCGATTGTCCTCCACCACGCGGTCGGCAACCCGCTTGATGGTGAAGTCCGTTGCACCTTCGGCGATGAGTTCTTGGTACACATCGTCCTCGATCAGCACGGCGGGACGGAACCTTCTGTACGTCTTTCCGGCCTTCACCACGATTCCGCTCATGGGCCTCTCCTGTACTGTTATAAAACGTTCAATGGAAGTCAACAAAATTTTCCTGCTTGACCAACACAAGCCGGAAATGACTCCCGTTGAAGGAAGAAGCGGCCGACGACGGAATCGCCTTTCAGGAAAAATATGAATTCAGACACTTCTCCGCGAAGCTCAGGCAGAGCCGCTTGATTGCCTCCTCGGAACGCCCCGAGAGTCCGTCACGGAAGCCCGCAGAGAACCTTGCCGTCTCCGGCACCAGCCCTCGGAGGATTCCGACGGCCTGCTTGCGGTCGTCGGAAGACGGCTTCCGTTTCAGAGAGAAGAGGAAGCTGCGGAGAGCGGCGTGAACAACAGCCTGTCTGATCCCCGATTGGAAGGTGTAGAAGGAACACAGAATTCTGCGTCCGTCTCTTTTTGTGTTTCGGTCCCGGTATGTCGTCGTCAGCCGCACCAGTTCGGCGGCGAGCCTGTCCCGCACGACGCGATCAGACGGGCTGGGCATTTCGTCGTTCCTTGGCGGGCTTTTCGGAGCGTCCCCGGATGGCCATGACTTCCCGCACCGGCGACCTCTCCCAAAGAATGTGACGGACATTCCGGTAGGGCCGGAAGCGGAGCCGCATCTTGGGCTGGGTCGTGATCATCTCCCCGGTCAGGTTGTTCCTCTTCTTGCGGGCCGGGCTGTACTTGCAGAAGAACTTCCCGATGAGCGGAATGCTGATGATCTGGTTCTGGGCCATGATGTTCAGAAACAGTTCCATCGCGTGCGTCGTCAAAGCCCTTGCCTGAGATCGAGGCAGTCCGATCTTGTCGGCGGCCTCGTTAATCAGTTGGTTGAACGTCATGGGCGGCGATCTCCTTTCCGTTGCCGTTTCCTTCGGTCTCCGTCTTCATCTTCTCGACCAGTTGGTCCATCCGGTCGGACGCCGCGTCATCCTTCTTCGGCAGGGTCTCTCTGCGTCCGGCAAACCATCGGGAGTTGTAGATGCCAAGCACTCCCAACAGGCTCCCGAGCATCCGGCTGTCCTCCAACACCGTCTTGAGAACCTTCTTTTGGTTGTCGTTCAGCGGCTCTCTGCCTTCGACTTCCTTGCCGTCCTTGTCGCTGCCGATCAGCTTGTTGATGATCTCCGGAGGAAAGCCGCCGATGTCCTGCAACACGAACGAGAACCAAGCCGCCTTGTCGAGCTTGAGGTCGCTGCCGATCTCGTTGAGCTTGCCCATCACATCCAGACGCAGGGCCAGAAGCTCTTGCCGCTGTTGCTCGTCGAGGAACGAAACCGGGACCATCGAAAGCGTGAACTGCGTCGTCGGGTCTTCGATGTCGATGCCCCTGTACGCAAGCTGGATGTGAGCCAGACGAATCAAGCCGCGAAGGAACGCCCGCTGAACCTTCTTGCAGCCCCGTGCGAAACGGATGTCGTGCTGCACGAGCGATTTCGAGTAGTCGAAGAGTCCGCCTTCGTCGAAACCGAAGAACGCCGGCGGAATGCGGACGTTTCCAAGGAATCTCTTCAAGAAGAAGATCAGGTCGGCGACTTCGAGGTTGGCCTGCTCTCCCGGCAGACGCTCGAACTCCACGGCCTTCTGCCCCAACCGCGTCGGAACCCCGATCATTTCGTCGAGGCTGAGAGGGTTGATGTCCGAACGGAGCTTGCCGGAAGCAGGATCGTACAGCCGGTCCCTCCGCATCTGATTCATCACTCTGCGGGTCGTTCTGTGGGCCTCGGTGACCGACACGTCGCCCACTTCGATGTAAGCCACGTCTCGGGCGGCGACCGTTCTGAGCCGGTGAACGACGGCCTGATCCTCGGACATGCGGAGACGCTTCCACGAAGTCGCAGCCGTCGTCATGAACGGGTCGCCGTAATCCGTGTCCCGATGCCTTCCCAGCATCTTGAAGTGGATCATGTCCCACGGCTTGATGGTGTCCTTCTCGTTTCCTCCGAGCTTGAAACCGCTGACGGTTCCGTGACGGTCCTTGTCCTTGTCCACCTGTTTCGGGTGGACCCATTCCAACGCCTCAATTCCGTTCTCCTCGGACGTGAGGATCATCTCGAAGTCGTCGCCATACTTGAGCATCGAACGAACGAGGGCGAAGGCATGGTCCTCCAACTCAATCCGGTTGAACATCTTGTCAATGATTTCGGCGACATCGGGCTGAGGGGCCGTGACCCAGACCGTCTTGCCGGCCGACACGTCGGGCTGCGTCGAGGACTCGGCGTACAGGTCCAAGACGGAAGCGGCCAAGTCGTCCTCGTCCATCTTCTCGGCTTCTTCGTACCGCGTCCGGCGTTCCGTGGCCTTCCGCATGTACTCCTGATAGAAGGACCACTCCTTGGACTGCAGCACGTCATGCTGCGTCTCCAAGTCCTCCACACCCAGCGGGTTCACGATCACTCTGCCGCCGAACATCCGGCGGAAGGCATGATAGGCTCTCGTCATGATGCCCATGTAGCTCTCCCGTTTGCGTTACTTGAAAGGATCAAATCCGCCCCCGCCCGGCGTCAAAATGCCTTTCACAAAGGAAAGCAGTTCCGACTGTTTGTCCCCGTGCTTCACCGACTTTCCCGAGGTGACGGCCGCCAGAAGTTCCGAGTTCTCCTCCGAAGTGTCCTCAAACGACGAGATGTGGCCTCCCTGAGCGACCGACTCCATGCAGGCGATGACCACGCCGGCAAGGGCGTCACTGCAGTCCTTCGACCCCTTTATTCTGACGCCGTTTTCGTCCACCATCTCCTTCGGGTGATCGACCTTTCTTTTAACCTTGTTGTGTTCCAAGTGGGAGAACTCGGTCTCCAAAATCGGGTAGCGGTAGGCGTTGATCCGGCGTTCGATGATGCCCTGCCGGGTGTAGATGTACGCCGTGTCGTTCCTGTCGATGGAAACGATCTTGGCCTTGATGCCGGCCGATTGAAGAAGCTGAACCGAGTCCGCACTCTGGTAGGCGTCGAACGACACCCCGCCGATGAAGAACCCGAACTCCTTGAGTTGAAGAATGAACCGGCGGATTTTGGCGAAGTCGATCTCGCCGGACGGCGGAGGAATGATTCGCAACAGAAAGTCGATGTAGACATGAGGAATCAGTTCCGGGAACATGACTCCCGACACCAGCCGGCTCTCACGCCGCTCCACGCCGGAGACATGGCCCATGCAGATGCCGGCCGCATCCCCGGTTCTGGCCAAGTCGATGTGGATGAATCGCGGCCTCTCCGGCCTGACCTTCGGGCGTTTGACGCTGTGCTGGGTCGTCAACATCAGGTCGGCGTCAAAGTAGTCGCCGATCTCCTCCTTGGTCAGGTGCGATATCGAGAACTCCGGCTTCTTGAACGGATGCCTGCGGTTGTCCGACAGACAGGCATACAAGGACTCCTTGTCCCGCAACAACGGAGAGATTGAGGAGGTTGCGATCCCGGCGATGTCCCTCAAACTGCCGTCGATGTCCGCCTCAAAGTCGGAACGATGTTCCGCCGGGACATCCATGACGAGGTCGGGGTCCGAGGGAGCCTCGTCCTCGCTCATGATCCGCGACGTGTGGAACTTGTCTCCGACGAACACTCGGAACGTCTTTCCCGAGTACCGGGTCTTCTTCACTTCCCACAGGGCGAAGTCGCTGACGTGGACGCCCGGATCGCGTCCGTGCTTCTCGATGTGCTGCTCCATGAAGTCGGCCGTGGCCCGCCGGGACGAAATCAGAATCAGCAGTCCCGGAACCCGGCCCTCGTTCAGAAACCGCGACACCATGCGTCGGCGGCAGCCCGTGTACAGGTTGTACGCCTGTGCCTTGTTGCCCTCGCCCCGCATGAAGTTCATCTCATCAAGCTGAACGCAGATCAAGTTTTCGCCGAGGGCGTGGAGGGCCTGAGAGCCGTGAATCACGGAGATGTGGTTGGGGAAGATCAACTCGGTCTTCTTCTTGGGGTTCTTCGGGAACACGCTCTTGAAGTACGGCGAAGCCTCGACGAAGGCCCGGAGGTGCCCGTAGCCGACGGTCTCGGCCTTCTTCAACGTGACCGAGTAGATGCCGACGCCGATGGGCGACTTGGGCATCAAGCCGTAATAGGCACACGGGTCGGCCAGACACGACAGACGATACAGCATGTACGCCATCGCCACGCTGGCGACGGTGTTCTTCCCGATTCCGATTGCACCGGTGAGGCAAACCTCGAAAACCTTGTTCTTCGGATCGAAGACGTATTTGAGTTCCTTCAGCCACTCCGGGTACAGGCTGGGGCCGAAGAAGCCGAGATAGTCGGGGTCGGTAACGAACTGCTCGATGTCCACCGGCTTCCGAATCCAGTCCTTGGCCAGCAACGCCGTGTACTCCGGCGGCTTGGCCTTCTTCGGAAGCTGCTTGAGGATGCGGGCGACCCACTTCTTCTGCTGGGGGTCGAACTTCTCGACCTCATGCAGCAGCCCGGCCAGTTCGTCGCGGCTGCGTTCATCCAGCCCAATCAGAACTGAATTGTCGCCGGACTCGACGGCGGCAAGGATCGCCTTGAGCTTATCGAGCGTTTGACCGTCCATTGCTTTCGCCCTTGCCTTTGTTCACGACCGGTTTCGGCGGCGGAGGCGGCGGAGGAAGAGTCCGTTGTCGGAAGATGATCTGCACGATCCGGTCCACGACCTGAATCACGGCCTCACGCTGACGGGGGTTCTCCGGCATCTCCAAGTCGCCGGGAATCATCTGCATCGCCAACCGTTCGTCGTGGAACGGATCGGTCTTCTGTTGAGAGAGACTGCTGATCAGCGTGTTGATCTTGTCCTGTTCCCCCGAGGCCAACTGCATGATGTTGAGAAGCTGACCGACCGAGGCGTTGTCGATGACTTCTTCGGAGAACAACTTCTTCTCGGCCTTGTCGATCACCTTCATCAGACGTGCCGTCCGGCTGATGGACGCCACGGCCTGCACGGCGAGAAGCGTCTTGAACCGCTCCTCGGGGTTCCTCATCACGTTGTCCACGAGGGACTTGCTGATCTCCGGCAGCGACTTGCCTTCGGCCATCCACTTCTGAAGGCTCGTCAGAACCTCAGAGTAGGCGGTTCCCGGAGTCTCCGCCTCCTTCTCCTTCGTGTCGGGGTCGAGGAACTTGATCTCGTACTCCTGCACCGTCAGCCGGTGCTTGGAAAGATGCTTCTCCGTCAGCCGCCGGAGGAGCTTGCCGCAAACCTTGCACTTCTGAAATCGGATCGCCACTCAGACCATCCCGGCGTTAACGTAGGGCCGCAGCTTATCCCCCGTTCTGCGGAAGATTTCCACGACCTTCTGGCGTGTGAGCGTGTGCCGCTCGGCAAGAAGTTCCATGTGAGCAAGATCGTTCTTGCCGGTGAGCGTCACCCAGATGTCCACGTCGCGGATGGCCATCTTGATCTCGTGCTTGGATGGAACCCGCACGGTCTGGCCGCAGAAGATGTCGAGGAACTTGATGAGCTTGTCCTGACCGAAAATCTCCAAAAGCTCCGGCAGAACCGACAACTCCTGACAGACAAGCAGGATGACCTTCAACGCCTTGAGGTGACGCTCTGAAAGCTCGGCTGCAATGGATACGCCGGTCTCGCGGTTCAGCCGATCCGCAGACCTCCCGGCGGCACCGTTGTTCTTCATCTAGTGTCCTGCCAATCCCCCGGCGATTCCAGAACTTCTCTGAGATGGTCCGCGTCCCCGAACTCCAACAGACTGCTGTACCGCTTGCGTATCTCGTACATGGCCCAGAAGCAGAGCATCCTCACGTATTCGATGAAGAATTCTGCGTAGGGAACCAGCATCCAGTTCTTGAGTGCCTCCTTGGCGGCCTCGCGTCCTTCGATGTAGCAATTCACCAGATACCGGCACACATCCTCGGAGAGTCCCGGATACCTGTTCCTCTTGCACACGAAGGTCGTGATCAGTTTCGGCAATTCGTCCTGAAAATCGCGGAGATCAATCTCTTCGGAGACCGACAGCCGACGAGGGCGGGTGTGACGGTAGGTGTAGTCCACCTCGGTGCGGGAGGGCCTGATCTTCCGGCGGCAGTAGACGATCTGGTTCCACACGACCTTGCGGATGTGGGCACAGAACTTGCCGATGATCTCCCGCTCGAAGTAGCGGGACTCGAAAAGAGGCCACAGCTTTTCGGCACAGAAGGAGGCCGCCTCCTCAAGCTCGAACTTGCGGAGACCGGGCATCAGTATCCGTGACGACACGCGGACCAGCGGCATCGACAATTCCAAGGCCCTGTCCACAGGAGTACCCGGACGCATCTCTTGGTAGACCGCGAACAGCTTCTTCAAGTCGAATTGCTGATCAGCCGCACGAAGGTAGTCCAACGAAACTTCCTTCCGGAACCCGGAGATTCACCTCAAGGAGAATCCCGTTGTGGTTGAACCTTCCGAGGATTTTGTTCTGCCTGACCTCGATCTCCCGAACCGAAAGGCCGATGTTGGTCCACATCTCGCACGCGATCACGATCCTGCGGACAAACTCCGGCGACAGGGAAGGAAGCTCCTCGGACACGATCCGGGAGAACTCTTCCGTCTTGTTCCTGCTGAGGCGGCTTTGGAGTCTTTCAATCTGGCGGGCGTCGAAGATTATCTTCATGGAGTTGTTCTGTTGAAAAACAACAAATGAAAACACCTTGACCGGCCGGAGGGGCCGGAACGCTGTTCATCAGGGTTTTGATGCGGTCGCCGCAGATGCAGGCTGCGGATGCGGGCGGAGTGTCCCCTCAGTCGGAGTGTACGGGGTGTCCGGTCTGCCGGCAAGGCCCCGGTTGTGTTTTTCAGGTCTTTTCCACAGGATTGATCGGAGAGGCGATCAAGAAGCCCCGAACCAGACACAGGAGACGCCCAAGGGTGTTCTTCCCGTTTCCGGATTCTCCGATGCCCCAGAACCCGTCCTTCCTGTTCTCGTAGATGATCATCCTCTCGTTCGTTCGTACAAGCTGATCACGAAGTTCGATGTGGGCCGTGAACTTCGCAATCAACATCTCCTTCATCCGCTCGGACGCCTGCATCTGCCAGACGGAGTTGGGGCGAACCAACAGCCGCAGGTCGTCCATCATCGACGTGATCATCGGCCTGCCCGATAGAACACGAAACGGAGGAGCCGGGGGCCATCCCTTGAGAGTGGCTTCAACCCAGCAATGACCGATTGAGGGCCACTCAGTCCCGGCAAAATTGACGACGGCCGGGTAGTAGTTGCTGAGGCACCAGATCGGGTCTTCACCCCGCTGGTCCTGAAAGACCACGGGCATGTTGCCGGTGTCGAAGACGATCTTGCCGTCCTCAAAGCGTCCACGGAATGAATGCACCCTGTCGTCGCTCATTTGGCGGCCTTATGAGGGGGTCTGGGAGGCGGCTGAGGCGGCTTCTTGGCCTGTTTATGGGTCACAGGAGGGATCGTGGCCTTTGGAGAGCTTATGGGGGCCTTGGGAGACTCCTGACGGGCCTCTGCGGCGTCAAGAGACGGCACGCCGGCGACAGGTTCGGCATCATCTCCGTCCAAAGTTATCGAGTGCAACTCTGCGAACCCCTTGAGGCAGTTGCGGAGCAAGGTCACCAGACCGTTCCTGACACCGAAGAACTCCGTCTTGGCGGCCTTGTACTTTTCGGCGTCGGCCTCCACGCGAACGATCACCTTGGCGTCTCCCGGCAGACGATGCGGTTTCAGCCCGGATCGCTTGAGCAACGCGATCCAGAACGGCCGAAGATACGGATCGAACACATGGTCGAGATGCTTCATGGTTCTTTGCCGTTGAGTTCCCGCCAACCGAACATCCCGATCAACGCCGCGTCACACAGGCCGTCATGGTTCGTCCTCGCACGGACGGACTTCCGCCAGTCAATCTCCGGCCACAGCCGCCGGCACACGACGGCGGCGGCCTTCTTCGTGTCGGTCTTCTTCACGTCCCGCAACATGACTTTCTGCCACGTCCTCGGGTGTACGATTGTGTATGGAACTTTCAAGCTCGTCAAGATGCCGACCATCAGGCCAAACCCGTAGCCGATTGAGAAAGTGGACGAGACTCCCTGCTTCGGCATGGACTGTGCCCGCTCAACGTAGGCATGATCAGGTTGGAACATGCTGATGAGCCTCACGACAGCCGGCACGTCGTACTCGCGTTTGGCATCCTTGGAACCTGTGATGACGGGCATGACGATTCGACGGGAGATGACGGCTCGACGAGAGAACGATCCTTCCTCGATCACCACCAAGGCCCCGTCCAGCCCGTTGTCAATCCCGAGGACTTTCATGCCTTCACCACGATTTTGTTCTTCTTCACGAAGTCCACAACCTGACGAGCCTGATCAAACCCGATACCGGCGTAGTCGATGAGGAACTTCTTCATGCAACCACTGCACATGAAGACCGTCTCATGTTCGTTCTCCATGCTTCCGGCAGCCTCCATCTTCCGGTCCACGCAGACCATGAGTCTCAACACAAAGTTCCCGTCCGCACCCTTCTTGTCTTCGGCGTTGCAGCGGTCGCACACATGGATGACCTTCGCCGGCATGTCAGCCTCCTGAAATGATTGTAGTCTCTCCGCCCCTCTTGCGGACGGTGAGACAACGAGGAATCAGGCCCTTGAGACTCGAAGAGTGGGAGATCAAGAACACCGAACCGATGTCGGCCGCCTTCTTGGCCAGCAACCCCACGGCCCTTTCGACGGCCTTGTCGTCCAGCCAGTCAAGGGTCTCATCCGCCACGAGGACGTTCGTGCGGAACCCGGACACGTCGGCGGCCATGTCCCGAAGAGACAGTTGCACGGCCAGATCGATCTCTCGGGTTTCCGCTCCCGAGCAGGACAGGTAGCTGCCGCCCTCGGAATTGACGATCAGTTGAATGGCATTCTTCGTGGTTCCTACCTTGAACTGCTTCTCCGGGCTGAGGCTGACCGTGATTCGTCCGTCGAACAGAACGTGGCAGTAGTCCGCGATCTTGCGGTTGAGGTAGTTCAAAACCCCATCCAGCCGGTACGACCGTATCCCGCGAGGCGAGAATGCTTCGGACCAGAACTCCAAAACCTTGATCTCCCGTTCGAGTTCTTCGATCCGCTTCTTGCCGGCCTCGACAGCTTCAATCGTCTTGACGGTCTGGGTCTTGAGATCATCAAGACGATTTTTGACGGCCTCGACGACTTCATCAATCTGGCCGGTCAACCTGTCGAGGTTGTTCAAGGCCGCCCGATATCCGGCGGCCTTTGTGGCGGCGTTCTTCTGCCTGCCGGCGGCCTCCGCTTTTTCGGTGTGCAGTTGGTCCCGCTCCTGTTGAACCGCATCCAACTGTGCAGAGACTTCTACACGCTGCTTGCCGTAATCCTTGAGCCTGAAATCGATCTCGTTGACATCGGCTTGAGTTTTGCCGGCGACCGCCGTCAAGTGTCTGCGTTCCACAAGCTGTTTGCAGGTCGGGCAATCAGTTCCGGAGAGCTTGCCGACGGACTCGACGTTGGCCAACAACGATCTTTTGTGGCTTTCTCGGGACGTGATCTCTCCGCTCACCGCCGCCAGCTTTTTCCGCAGTTCAGAGAGTTTCCTCTCGGCCTTGTCCGCTTTCCCGGTCAACTCAGCGAGGTCGTCTTTGCCCGCAGGAGCAAGGCTCTTCAATTCATCTTCGATGTTCTTCCGTTCGACTCTCAGTTCTTCGATCTTGGCGTCGCGGTTCTGCTTGGCCTCCTTGAGGGACTCGACGGCGTTTTTGATCAGGCCGTCGAACTCGTTCTTCGACCTCTCATCGCCTTCAAGTTTGACCTTCGCCATCGAGAGCTTGTCCTCAAAGGAATTCAACCGGGTCTTGGCCTCGCCTTCGGCCTTTTCGTAAAGAGAGGCGTTGATGAAGTTCTCGATGAGGGTCGTCCGCCCCTTGTCCGTCCAAGTCGAAAACGGGTCGGGAAAACCCTGACTGAAATAAACCACCGAACGGAACATCTCCTCGGGGCATCCCAACAGATCGCCTACGGTCTCTTCCGTGATCTTCAAGATTGAACCTGTGACGGGGACTTCCTCTTCGCCGTCCATCCGCCAGACGGAAAGTTTGGTCCCCTGCGTCGGATGCTTTCTGCTGCGGCAGATGGTGTAGGTTTCAGAACCAATCCGGCAACTGATGCTGACCAGACAGCCGGCTTCCGGGTGGTTCTTGTTGATCACGTCATCGGCCTTGACGCCCTTGGCAGTCGCC